AAGTTGATCGGAAACAGCCTGAAACACCTGAATCAACTCTGGTGTTAACTCAGCCGTAGCTAAATCCAAGAAGCCAGCTTCAACAAGTTTGGTTGTTGCTTGCTGGATAATGTCTGCTGACATCATATCAAGAGGGACACCGGTGTCCATGTAGGGTTCAACAGCAACCATATCCGGGGGTGGAGCCTCGTCACCCGGAAGCGGTTGCCCTTCTGCTGGCATAACCTGATTAAGATTTGCAGCCTCTTGCATTATTAGTTGCTCAAGCTGCTCAATCGGCATCTGCTCAAGCTGTTCTGGGGTGTACTGGGCCATAAGTGCTCCTATTAGGTTGCGGTTTTGAGCGGAGAGGTTGCCATCTGAGAGATATCAACCTTCCCAGACTGAGCCGATGATTGTGTTTTATCATGCATGGTTTTCCATTTTGCATACTTACTATCTGACCAGCCCGTTGAGTCCTGCATTTCTTTTTTATAAATATAATCCGCCACGCCTTCTCTACCAGAGTCTTTCTCAACCCTGCTCATTTCATACTCTTCTTCTCTAACAGACTCTAACGAATGGCGGTGGATTGATGAGCCAGGTGAGATCCTACACAGATTGTTGTCTTGTTCAAACTTCTTCACATCTTTGTAGGATCTAATCTCCTTACCCGCTGCTCGTTGCTTTTTAGTGTACATGTTTGATGTGTAACTATCGAGGTCTTCAAAGACTGGCCCGACATGTCGAAACCAATTGACTTTGACCTTCAGAGAAACACCCCCACACTCTGGGCATTTATCTTCTTCCGGTATCGCAGCACTACCAAGGAACAGTTCCTCAAATAGAAACTTACAAGACACACATTTATATTCATGGATTGGCAATCTTTACCTCACTCGCAATGCTTGTCGCAAAGCTCTTTTAGCTCTTGGTAGTACATACCCGCTGGCGTATCGGGGTCTCTTTCCGTCCAGCTTTCAAGCAAGGACATGACTCCTTCCTCTAACGTGCCCCCGTCTTCTACATCCTCATCCATATCATCATCTTCATACGCACTATATGAATCTTTAGATGGTCGGTCTTGCTTGTCAACGTACTCAGAGAACGAATCATCTTCATCCATCTTCTTAGCAAACTCCTTGGGCTTCATTTCCCCCATGGCCCCGCCTGGCATTTCGAGGACAAGGATGGTCAACGCCTCGTGGTCCCCTCCGTTAGCTTTCTTTGCAAGTTTTTTTAGATCAAGCATTATTACTCCTTAAAACGGTGAACCATCATCTGGTGCTGCGCCCATTGCGGCCATTTCCTCAACCATGCCCATATCGCCACCAGGCTCAGACATATATTCCTCAACATCCTTAGATCGTAGAATAGATGGCCTGAAACCAAACGCATCTATAATCTCACGAACAAGCTCTTTCTGATCAATCGCATCACTGGTCGGACCACCAGAAGACATGTACTGAAGCAACTCAAGAAGGTGCTGTCTACGCACAACCTTGTCTTCCATCAGGGGACTAAACGGAAGCAACCTGAACGAAGGCATTGCATCCACTACTTCCCGCTCAAACGTTGCCGCATCAACATCATCTTGAACGAGCTTAGATACTCGGTCTATGTTGATTGAAGAGACCTCTTTATTTAGCAATGCCCACTTAAACGACTCCAATGCTTTTCGGAACATGGTTGTTACCAATCGCGTCACCTTGCGTGATCGGATTGCCAACCGCCCCTCAATAGCTGATCGAATCATGTTGGCTTCGGCTGCTGTCCGAATGTTGTTTACTTGACCCTGCTGGTAGTCCGCCATTCCCGGCAACCACCGGATAGAGTCCACCGCTTGACCAAGATGCTGATTGAAGTCGAACGTAGTCCTCATCTCAGGACTAACCCAGATATTTGAGTTTATATCCCCATCAGGTGGTCCATGGATAAGCGTAGGCTCCCAAGTCTTGGCGTTCTTCCACCGCTCAAACTCTTCTTCTGAACGAAAGAGCTTTGAATCCACCAACATACGCCTCGGTAGTCGTGCGACCACTTCACGGCGAGCACTTACAAGTTCGTTAATGTCTCTTTGAATCGAAGAGATAAGCGTAGTGTCTGGGATTCCGCGAATCCGTCCAACACCAGGATGGAATACCAGAACCTCGTATGGTCTCCCATACGGTATATCTGACTCCATGAGTAGTTGGTTTGTATCTGGATGAATGTGGTAGAGCTTGTTCTTCTTAAAGTCCCAGAACTCAACAAGAGAAACGTACTCTTTAAGCCCAGCCTCTCTAAGTTTAATCTCAGCATCATCTTTCATCTGCTGATGAACAAGCGAACGGGGATAGGTGTCTCCCTTGATCGTCTTTGTAGGCTGTGCATAAATGCCAGATTCTATCCGACTCCGAACGTCATCTGTATGAACAACAAACCGCTCAAAGGCCCACATAGCGTCAGAGGCGCGCTTGGCGTTTGGATCAAAGTGTACTTCCCAAGGAAGTTTGGTTCTCCATATGGGTCGGCCAAGGTCAGAAGACCACATGACCTTCACAACACTCATATCAAATAAAAGCGCATGAAGGATCACCTCACGCAATACCTCATCAAGCTGGTCTTCCTCTGCGAAGAAGTTGAGCGCAGCGGCTACCCGTCGTCCAGCAAACGTTGTGTCTTGGTGCCGGTCTGGAATCTTGTATGATCGGGCACGCTGGTCAATGGCCTCAACTTGCGGGAGGTCCATAGCTAACGAAGACGCAATCGTATCAATGATTGGGAAGACTTCGTTTTGAACAGCTTTATAGTTTCGACTGCCCCCGCCAGTTATTTGTGACGAGTAGCCATCTCCACCCCAAAAGTCTCCCCGATAGTACGCAAGGTTACGGATCAACTCGTCCGCACGGTACTGCTTAAAGTTTTCCTCTGTTTGATGAACCAGAGTTGTCATCTTTTTAATAGCTTTATTTTCGTCAGGCGCAGAGCGGCTGTCTACTGTTCTCTCGGCGTCAGATGCGTAGTTGCTCATTTGTGTTGACCCCAAGGGCTGTTCCAGTTTGCACTATCTTCCCGGTCTATCTGCTGCATCACTCTTTTCCAATTCATATTTGTTTTGTCTCTGTTCGACATCCTTCGCCTATCCCATTTTGAACCAACCTCCATCCTCCACGCCCAGGCTGCTCCCGCCATTGATGCTGCAAGATCATAGTGTCCACCAGATGAGTCTCGTGAGAGCTTGTCCCATTGTCCTCTATAGTTCAATAATTGTCTAATGCACCGAGTTGAGTGAAGCATCAATGATGAATCATCTATAAGCTCCTGTAAAAAGCTAATCGCCTGAGCCTTGGTCTTCATTGTTGAGTACCACCCAGGAACCCTGGAGTAACCTGACTTACCATGGAGGCTTGCCTTCCTATGGTAAATGTTTCTTACACCCATGGCCAGCAAGTGAGAAAGCAACGCCTCACCGACCCCATTCGACTCAATATAGATTCGAGCATCGTTGTACTGCTTAGATAGCGCAGCGATCCTTCTTGCCATCTTAAAGGCTTCGGAGTGACCAAGAAACTCAGCTACCTGCTCACATTCCTCAATGTCTAAAATCTGAACCCCAAACATATCTCGTTGAGACCATGAGCCAGCAGGGTCGCAAAAGATCAAGTACCTGCTTTTCTCTTTTGGCTTCTTAAACTCTACATATTCCGTGGTTTCCACGCAGATACCGGTCCCCTTGTCGATACGATCCATCATCGCCATAAGGCTTGTGGAGTTGAATACAGACTCACCAGCAAGAACCCAGCAGTCAATCTCGTTAGCCGGATACTCTGCACGGAACTTTTCCAGGTTGTTCCTACACTTTTGCAGCCCCTCTGTTTGCATCCAGAAGGCTTGCGACTCTGTTAGGTGGTGTTCATCAGCATACCCTTGAATAACTGAATCAGGTCGCCAGCCAACAGGTGGCCGCTTGCTATACTCAGTCACCATCGTCCATGGAATAAAGACCTTCATCCATTTGCTATGTGGTTTCTCAGAAGCAAGGCATAGGTCATGCAGTTGGTCTCCATGATAGCTTGGAGTAGACTCGGCAATAACGAAGCCACCCGTACTTGGTACAGCGTTTAGTGCTGATGTCCAAGCGTCCGGCCCTGCGGTATCAGACCACTTCGATATCTCTGTTGCCAAGAGAACCTGAACCGTATCTCCACGGAGTGGTTCTTCATCTTTTACAGATGCGATAACCATTCGACTATCCAAGACCGGAAACTCTAAGGTTCGCTTCAACCCAACTGACTTCTTTGGCTTGATCGCTTCTGGTAGGTGGCGGTGGAAACGAACCGCCATCTCCGACAAAGACCGCGCGGTATCCTTCTTGTGTGCGATCAAGCCTACTCGACAACCTGTTCTAAACATTGCGTGCTGCGTAGCTACACAAGTAAAAAAGGTACTGCTCCCTTCCTGGCGTGGCTTTACGTGTACCAACCACTTATTTTCTTTATAGCAGCGACGTACTGCTGCTGCGAGAATCCTTTGATGCTCCCAGAGCTTAAAGGGTACAACCGCCCCACTCTTTGAGCGTATCTTATTCAGGTGACAATACTTCTCTGGGTCCCAAAACTCTGGGTCACTCGGGAGTAGATAGCTCATTGAACCTCACGGGTGAATATCCCGAACGGCCCGGCGCTATCAACGCCCTGTGGCGGAGTTATTGATTTGCCCATTACAGGGTTCTTTGCCTTAGAATACCGGCTTTTGTCTGACAATGTTTGCCGTGATACTGTTACAATAGACATGATCGCATCAACGTCTTTCTTTTCTATCCTTCCTTTCTGGTAACGTTCAAGGGTGTCCTCACAGACATGAACAATGCCCTCATAGTCCTGGAGAGAGAAGCGTTTATCGTTACTTGGAGCGCCAGCCATAATGCTATCCATGTTCAGGTTTAGGGTTGTATGCTATTTGCAACAGCTAATCTTGTCATATAGTAAACCAACGGAAACCAAAGTTTCTAATCATTTCTAAAAATAAAGAGGACAATATGCCACGCGGAAAGAAAGCACCAGCCAAGCAAACAGCACAAGAACCAGTCACGCCTATCGCTACGAAGGTTGACCTAAAGGACAAACCAGTGCGGCGCGTTGGTCGCCCACCCCGTGTTTCCACTGAGGTTAGACGGCTTACCGTTGTTGTTAATAGCGAAAAAATCGAGCTATCGTTTTCTGACGAGGCCGAGTACAACCGCTCTATCAAGCGATTGGCTTACAATGTAAAGAGCGGTCAGCCCGTAGAGATCGAAAGCGGAGGTAAAACATATACCTTCTGCCGCATTGATTACTTGATTCGATAACCATGACTATCGACAACAGGCAAGTGGAGCGCGGCCTTGCTGGCCGTGTCTCCGAAAAAGGAGTCCCACCGCCAAGGGTGCTACCTAAGTCTGCTGCTGCGAAGCGGTCTGGAACGTTTGCTGATGTATCGTTAGAAGCGATCCCGCTGCTGGCAAATGCCATTCCTGGCGTTGGCCCGGCCATATCGGCTGGCCTTGCTGTATTAGCTATGCCGGGTAAAAACGCTCGTGCAGAGGCCAGGGCTCGTTACGAGGGCAATATAGCTGCGACGTTTAATCCTGGTCAGTCAAATACGGACAAAGCCTAATGCAAACAATGGAACAGCTTATCCAGGCAAAGCTAGCCTCTAAGGTTTCTGCGTCTGTTCAGCGGAAGATAGCTGAGCTTAAAGCGGGGCTGCCTGGTATTTACGAGCAGTACGGTCCGATTATCGACAAGGCTTCAAAAAAGCACAAGATTAACCCCGACTTGATTGCCTTAATGATTCTCAAGGAGAGCGGCGGGAATCGGTACGCCGTAAGCAAAAACAAGAAGGGCGAAGTAATGGCAAGGGGGCTTATGCAATTAATGCCCGCCGTTATTAGCGACTATGGGGTCAAAGACCCGTTCGATATAGAGCAGAACATCATGGCTGGGACAGCTTTGATTGATAAACGCATAGAAAGGCGCGGCGGCAACCTAATGCTGGCGCTTTCTGACTATAACCAGGGCGCAACGAACACATATAGAGTCTCAAAGGGCACCCGTGACATGCCCACGGAGACTGACGACTACATTCAGTCCATTATGGGCGCGTTCAGCGGGGAACCAAGGATTGATCTTCTAAAGAAGGACGAATCATCCGAAGGAGGCGAGCCGTTTAAGCGCATAACGCCGCAAAGCCCGGAAGATGAGGACTTGTACCCGCCCATGGACAAGAGAACAGCCGAGGAAATACACAATCCACCGCCAAACCCGAACACACGTAAGTCAAACTCCATGATTCAGGGGTCAAAGGCTCACACTTTCAATCCAGAAGACATCGAATGGCTAAAGAAGTCAGCAGGAGAACTCTAGTTCTCGTATGTATCCTTCTTAATAAGGCTCTGTTCCGCAAGGAGTTGAGCCTTTTCCTTTGCCTTTGGGTGCATTTTGCTAACATCAACGCCCTTTAGCTCCTGATTTAGCGTGTCAGCGTCCTCAAACATCCCCGCATACGCTTCGGGCAGGGCTTCCATGGAGGATGGGCCAGCTTCTTGTATCGCCTCCTGTAGCGGCTGACTCTGAGCAGCCAGCACATTAACGGCAGCGGGTTCAATCTCAAAAGAGCCAAGAGCCTCTATAAGATTTTGTAAGCGACTGCTCTTAATATCTGGCGATGGTGACTTGACTGTGACCTCCGACTTGTCCTTGCCGGCGACAACGCCCTCTACTGGTGGTGTGGTAGTGGTACCCATGACTACTCCTTTTCAATAATAAAATAACAGATAGACTTAAAAGAGCGGGCCGATTTTGTCTGTAGCTGCTTTTTCAGCGGCCTCTTCCACGGGGTCCAATATCTTGAAAATCCACGCTATTGCCTCTTCGGGCAATTCCGCAGCTTCAAGCACAGCCTCATCAGAAAGACCCAACACCTTTTGTTGTTTTTTCAAAATCTCATAGGCAAAGTTGGACCAATCATTTGAACTGATTTTATCTAACCTCTGCTCAGCCTGACGATTGATGTCATGTAGCCTCTGCTCATCCAAAGTCATTCGGTCTACAAACGTACCCTTGGATTTCTTGATCCCATCCCCAATCCGTTTTAAGTCTTCACCTCTGATGAACGATAGCCACAGGTCGTCAAGTTCATCTGTAGATAGGCTGTCAAAGTCTAAATTCGTTTGTTGTTTTATTGCCTGACCGAACGAAAGTTTCTTTGCGTTTTCCTTATCAATATTCTCCATGATTTGATCAAACTGTTTCTGATTCGGATGCTGAGAACCCATTTTCGCGATCTCATCTTCAAACCAGTTCCTATCAAACTTTGGTGAGCTTGTATGGAGCTTATGATACGGCCCATATGTTGGGTCTTTCGGATCGAAGCTGGGTGTATTGCCACTTCTTGGGTCCAAGTCTTCAGGACCATAACCACCCGATACTTTTTGCAGGTCTTCACGTCCTGAAGCAGCACCAATGTCCCGAAGGCGCTTTATGTCAACGTCACTAAAGTCATCTATTTTTCTACCAGTAGCTTCAATCATCCGTCCTACCATGATCCGGTCTTGCTCATCTAGCGGCCCTTGGTCCTTAAAGCGCCCAGCTTTAATATCAGCACCACCTTGAGCTAGCTTCTCATACCGCTGCCGCATCTGACTTACAGCGTAAGTGGTAAGTTCATTGGCTTCGTCGGTTGCTTGCTCCATTGGAACATTGTCCAAAGCTCGCTCAGCCTTCCAGGCTTTCCGCCACTTCATAAGTCTAACAAGGGCGGCTCCTGCCCCAAGGCCACCAAGGCTCAAACCAAGCGTCAAAGCAGCGGCCTCCTTATCACCCTTGTCCCAGTAAATCTTTGCAGCAACGGCATCTGAAGCAGGGGAGGGGTCAACAAACGAACCAACCTCTGCTGCCCGAAGCGCAACATCTTCAGGCTTAGCATCTTTCATTGGTTTATAAGGATCTTGCTCAAGTGGCACAGCAGGGGCCGGCATCCCACCAGGATCGCCAAAAGCCTTCAACCCCATTGCACTCGGACGGGACTCATCAGGAATAAGGGTGGACTCTGCTTCTACTAAGGCTTGGTCTTTTACTTCCTGTGGAAGCTGGTCAACAGCCGCCTGGCTTTTATCCATCGCAGCCCGAAGTTTCTTTAATGCGTCGTAGCTGGGGTCAACCGCCCCAACGGGGGGCTTCATTGCTTCCACGACTACTCCTTCTTATCTTTAATACGGTTAGCTCTTTCTTCAGCACGAGTCCTCTTCCTTGCAATACGAAGCACCTTTCTATCCGGCGTATCATCCGGCAACTCAAGGGCTTTCCGATATCTTTGTGCGGCTGTCTCAACCGTTGGGGGAACAGACAACTGGTTGCTTATATCGTCAATATGAGACTGAGCCTCGCGCCCCCCAGGTAGTGGACCAGTGACTACACCGTCAGGGCCAAACCTTCTATCAAAACGTGCCCGCTGAGAAGAACGATCAGCTTCTATGGAAGGGTCGCCAAGACCCCACTCAGCAGCCCTTTGGGCCTTTATGCGCTCCTGTATGTCTACCATCCCCAGACGCACTTTCCGCAGCATCTCTTCCCGAGCTAGCATCTCTTCCCGAGCTACATCATCCATAGCCGTACTCTTTTCTGGCTTACCCACGACTACTCCTTTTCAGAAAGCATATCAGCAAACGCGTTCCCTGTCTCAGCAGCAGACTCAAGAACAGCGGTAACCCTCTCTTGCTCTGAACGCGCTGAGAGGTACACATCACCTATGCTCTCAAGAAGAACAGCCGCGACCTCCATATCAAACACGTTCCGAACAGCCAACCACTGACCACCATCACGGCAATACTCAAAACCCTTGTGAGCAGTACGCCAACGAAAGGTCAAAGCATCCACAACAACGGATGAGTCGCAATACAAACCATGACGAGAAAACAAAGCCTCAAAGTACCCAACTAAACGAAGTACCTCCTTAGCTGCCTCACCATACGCCTGAGAACAAACCTCGTGCTCCAATACCTTGGAAGCACCAAGCTCATCAAGCTGAACACGATCAACCATCTCTGCAAGACGAACAGACGGAATACTCTTCATCACCAACCCCTGTACTCTAGTGTCAAGTACCTAACTTCTAGTACCCTACTCTAGTTTTTTCCCTAAAAAAACTCTACCCAAATGGTTCTTATTTACTAAGTACTTCTCTAGAGAGTACAGGAACTCTGGACATAACGAAAAAAAATGAAAAAAGCAAACCCAAATAGTCCAAAAACGCTGGGCTGGTCCACTAAATAAAAGTTGTCAAATCTTGAACCACACCACCATACCGAACACCCAGTAACAAACAAAGGGAAAAAAGAAGCAGTATTAGGTATTTTTTGAAGAGGGGGGTTGTTCTACAGCAATACACACGAACGGGGGGGGATGCCCCCCCTGGGAGGGGGTAGTCACCTGACTACAATCGTCCATAGTCGCTTGACTACACTCGTATATATACCCACACATGTGCACGCGGGTACACATAAGGAATACCCATGCAGCGATACTGCCCAAATTGGTACCTTGTTTCAGCTCTAAACTGTGCAATTCCGACACATGCCCACATGCTTCGGAATTCTATTGTTTTGATCTTAATAGAAATTCTAGCGCGGTTTTCTCGGTTTCCACGCTGTTTCAACGTGGTTTTCCACGCTAGAACCACCATTTGCACCCAGAGCAGAGCCTCTAGCCATAGCAAACCGATCGAATGTGTTTGTCATTCGATCGAATTGTTTGTCATTCTCAACGCCATTTGACATACACCGACGCTCGCCGGGCTGAGGCCGGTCAATAAGAGGCCGTGAAAGGTACCAGAAGGGACGCTCCCGTCCTTCCTACCCATCTATCCATCCCACACACCCCAAACGCCCGTAGACGCCCCCTGTAGTGGCTCCACCGTGTCCCCGTGGTCTGGTCGGTCCTGTGACGCTGTGCGGTTCCATGCATCCAACGAACCCAAACGTAGAAAACCCCCATGTACTTTGCAGTACATGGGGGCGTTCGTTTTATCTGTATGTGTAGCGGTTAGCGTCGCCTACTGATCAGCATTGCGACGCAACACCAGAGAATGCCGAGTGTGCACAGCGCGTTGACTGTGATCACAGGGCAGCCGGTACCGCAGGCACTGACACGAGCATAAGACCCGATTCCCGGCAATAGGTGCCAGTGGAGCCGGGCAGCGTTTCCAGCACATCGACCAGTAGAGCGGGTCGAACGTGGATTGTCCGCGTATCGGTAGATTGCTTGGCTTGCTTGGCTTCGATGGTCTGCACTTGCGCTTGGATGATGCCCGCGTTTATCGGTTGCGGCTTGCGAGCGGGTATCACTGAACCCAGCACACTTTCGACCGATGGATACCCAGCGCCCATGACACCCCGTGCGATGCTTTGTTCTGCTTTCCGGGCAACAGCCCACAGAGTCTTTGCGTTCGCAGTTTCAATGCCCCAATTGCGTTTCAACCGACCCCAGTACAAGAAGTGGCCACCTTTACGTGTCATTTCATCAGGCGTTGGCCACCGCTGATCGTGCTGTGTCTGTGTCTGTGTTGGCGCTTGTGTCTGTGTCGGTGACTGGTGTCCGATCCACGCATCGAATTGCGCGTCCAATGTTGGTGCCTGTGGTGCTTGCGGTGCCTGTGGTGCCATCGGTGCTTGCGGTGCTTGCGGTGCCATCGGTGCCAGGCCACCAGCAAAAAGCGTAGCCCGAATATCCGTGACCGCCTTCGGTGTCGCCTTCGGTGTCGCCTTCGGTGTCGGTGTCGGTTTGGCTTGGACCGGTACGTATTGGCGACGTGAACTTGAACCCTTGCCCCTTGAACCCATGGATCGCTCTAGTCCACATGCTTGCAATGCTGCGGCATTGTCCAGGTTTATCGCTACCTTTGCATCATATGCGTTCTTTGGTCCCGTCCATCCCGTCAGATCCGCATATTGAATCCATCCAGCCCGAACGCCAGCCACAAGCTGTCCCGTTGACAATGCCTTATTCAGTGCGTCAACCGATGCCTGGCTTTGCAGCGTAATGATTGGCTGTCCTGTGACAATGCATGTGATCGTGAGTTGGTTTTTGGTTTGCATGATGTTGTCCTTGTGCTGCACTTTGGCAGCGGTTTTGCCCTGAAAACACTCCAGGGCTGAAGACTCTTTAACCTGATTCGCTTCTACCGGTCAACCTATGCAGAGACGTCCAACGTTTAGCCGTCAATAACCCCCAAACAATTCGGACCGTGTCACATATACATACACACATACATACATACATACATGCATACATACATACATGCACATGTGCGCCCGCGCCTGTGTATGCGCATACACATACATACAACACACTACGTGCAATACGGGCGATACGTGCAATACATACATACAAAAAGGGGCCAAAGCTTTTAAGCCTTGACCCCTTTAATGCTAACTATAAGCAAGCGTTCTATTTGGCGTACATTTCTACTTCATCACGCTCTTGTACAGTAGGCTTCTCATAGAAGCTATGAAACAAACGTGACCATTCATCTGTTAGGTCTATCGTTGCCAAGCAACCATACGACTGAGCCATGAGTACCCATAGAATACGCCTTGCACTATCACCTCGTATGCTATCGGTACCAGTAGATATAACTAAGTCACTTAGTGCATGTGCAAACGGTATCGGGTTGCATGGTAGCGACGGGTCAAACATAGCCGCCTGTATTTGAATGAGCCTATTGGCCAACGTGTCTGGATTTACTTTGAGTGTCATTGTTACCTCTTTGGGTATGTTGTTTATTGTTTGGTTTAATGTGCTTCACTATCGCTCAATCATAACAAGCTCATACTTGTTGTCCGGGAACATAAGCTTCTCTTGTTCCATCGCATGCAGCCCTTCTGCATATGTATACTTCTCGACATCCATACCCTTAGAGGGTATCCAAGCTACTATCCTGTATAGCTTTGGAGTTATCTCACGTATCGCTGTTTGTATGTTCATCCATCGTTGTTCCCACAACAACAGGGAGCCTTTAACCGCATCAATCATACGCTGGTCAGTATACGTGTCCAACATCTGGTTTAGACCTGCTACTTGCCTTTGGCATTGCTCCTTACGCACTTCCAGATCCGCTATGTCTTCTTGTACAAGAGTATCCACTGACCATGGGTACACATCGTTCATACCCATTGTGATGCATCCTCATTGGGGTCCATGTCCTCATACCCTTCGTTCCATTCAATGCGGTCATCGTCATAGTCAAACGTCCTTGCCCCGTTACTAACTACACTCATTGATAGACATACGTTTGACCTCTCAACAACCTCATCGTCGTTGTTATCGCTTGCATGCAAGCCAGCCTTACCCTTGTTGGTATCGCCGTTTATATACATATCGACTGGCCTCATTTCATTCCGTTCAAGTGTATCAATAAGCTCATCTGTATCGTTAACAAATAGTATATCTGACATTATGTTTCCTTACCTGCGCTTTGGCAGGGCTGTTGTTTGTTGGTGGTCTTTATTGATCCATATACATAGACATGCAAAGACCAAGCATGCACATGATTACAAAAGCTATGACGTGCATCACAGACGCAGTGAGTTTGAGTTAGCCGCCTTTGCCAGAATAGGTACAAGCTCACCGGCTTGTCGTTCAAGGCCATCACGTACACAGTCATCGACCATAGACTCATGGGCCATACGAGTAATGGCGTTGACAATATCGTGCATAGACTCACCACCGCCTTGATTGTTGTACGATTCAAGCAAGTATTCCACCGCCGCATCACGACCAATACCCTTGCCGATACGCCCTGTATCTACAAGTGTTTTAAGCATGACAATAGGAGCACGTTCCACAATGCCATCGTCATTAACGAATGACTCAATACGCTCACCATTCACAAGCAACCCGTCAACAGGCATGTTGTTTAGTATGCCCCATTGAACAGCAAAGCGTTGCATAGCCTCACGACCCTTCGCCATGCCAGTGTACAAGTGCTTCAACTTGCTTGCGACATCACCCTTGTGTACAACCTTAATCATTTCAGCTACTTTCGATGATATGATAATCATGTTTAAGCACTCATTCCAAAACGCAATAGGCCCGCCCTTGATTGAGCCTCCGCCTACATCGTTGCTCTTGAAGCGATAGCCTACTTCAAACAAATCACCTGCACTAAAGTCCTGAAGGTCAGATGGTGCATGCATTGTAATGTTAAACGCAAAGTCTGTTGTCTGTGCGTTGTACTCAATCTCACCCTTGAACATACCCTCTGGATAGTTTCTATCCAATGCCCCACCTATGAAGGCGGCGACATCATCGCTGTCATATGTCGTATACGTTGGTGACACCGCACTGAATACACCACGTCCATCGGGGCCAACCCTGGTACGGAGCTTTACTTCCTGGTCCTTGTACCCATGACGTTTCATATGCTCATTAAAGACATACGCTCTAACGTCAGGGTCAAGCCGCAAGAACATTGACAATGCACGCGGATACAATTTCGTTGTATAGTCAGACCGCTCCGGGTATGGGACTGGAGTCCTGTATTGCTGCGAAGCAATGCGTGCATACGCCTTATCATACGCATCCTCATCGAAGTATTTAGCTACGCTAAGCAACTTGCTTAGTCCAACACTCTCAACATTTAGGTTGCCAACGTTAGGTATATGTAATGAACCGTCGTCCTCCATTCGTATGTCGGACATGTTTACTTTCCAGTCCTCACGGTCCTCATTATGTATCGTACTCATAAAGGTTTCAATAGCAGCATTGGGTGTAGGCTTGTTATCCCAAACCTCTCGTGCTGTATTTAAGTTTGCGTACCCCGAGTCTAACACCGCTTTACCACGTATATACCCAGCCTTGGTTATCTTTATGTTCTCTGGTGAGCGTGCAATACCAAGCTCAGTAACCAACAAGTCATGTTCCGCTTGTCGCTTTACAGCAACCTCGCTTACTTCACACGGACTAACTGTACGCTTATCCTCATGTATCGTACCAACAAGCTTACGCTTAACAGGCTCATCAACAACCTCGCTTTCGGCCCATGTATTCCCGTTACTTATCGAGGGTGTATCGCTACCTGTCATTAGGGCGTATGTCTTGTTGGCTTCCGGCTCATCAACAGGCTCACTAATACCCATGGCTGTATTGTAAACCTGCTCAGCAGCCGACCCTGGCATTGGGTATATGGCATGCTCCGTATCCATACCCGTCCAACGCTGATGCTTGAAGTCCTCATAGAAAAGCTCTTGAGCCTTATACTTTGCCTCATCATACGTGGGTGCATTGCACTTTGTTTCTATCTCGTATGGGTCACGGTATATAAACGTGAATCCATTGTCTTGTGTGTCACCTTGTGTGCCACCTAATGTGTTTATCGAAAGGGTCATTGTCTCACCTGTTTGTTGTGGGTTGAATCCGGTCCTTGCCGGTGACGAAAACCTAACACGGCGACGGAGCCAGCGTCAAGAGTCACCGTTGAACCTGGGTTTTCGGGATGCCTCGTGCGCTTGCATAACGTGGCGATGTGTGTTGCATACGCAAGCATGTGTATGCCCGCATGCACCTGTGAGTATACCACACAGGCGTGTGTATATGTACGCATGTACGGACAGGTTATGTCCGCACAATACGTGCATTAGCCCTGCACAATACGTGCATTAGCTTTACTCCTCACTACCAAAATCTATCATACCAATCAGAGGTCTAAGCCTTAGCACAGGTATCTCAAGGTCACGGCCAACAGATTCTACCCGCTTGCCTGTGTCCTCAAAGTACGGTGAGTCTGATATCTCACGTATAAGATCGGGTGTGAAATTGTACCAAGGGAACATGAACTCATCAGGTTCAATGTCTATTTCAATAATGTTCGTCGATAGCTTTGCGTATGGCTCACCATCTTCGGTGCTGACCATCAATGCTATACGTTCGTTCTCAGTGTAGTACCCAAGGTACAGCCACATGTCCTCGTTATCGAGAGTTATTCTTCCTACTTTTTCTGGTAACTTGAGGCCCATTGTCCCCCCCTTGTTCAATAAGTGTGATGGCTTTATCTATTCGGGTGATGGCACCCTGACACGCATCCCGTACCTGGAACAGCGTGAAGTTATCGTATCTCTTTGCGCTACATTCTCCACATGTTGTGGTCTTTACTACGATTGAGTACCGAACATCAGACAGTAGCTCACGAGCCTTTAGTAATGATTCAGTGTCAGTCATGTCATAGCCCCATGTAATCAATCTCAAACATTACCTCATCCCATCTCGGTTTGGATATGCTCTCACCGATAGCGTCTGCAAAGAACACTCGTATGTCCTCATGGTTCATGCCATGACTAAACCGAAGTGTATCGCAGATGCGCCCAATAAGCGCAAGAGCATCATCGCTATGCGGTGGCCAGTTCTTTTTTATGGTTGCCTTTGTGCCCATGTTGAGCCTCCATTATGTATTTGGTGTAAAGGTCATCCAGCCTATCGCTGAACGCTTGAAGATTTTCTAATGTCTGCTCATGGACCAACTCACGGGCGATGTATTCACCGCGCATGTTCTTCTCGCAAGCGAGGCAGATCAATGCCTTTGCTTCTTCTTCGGTGTCTGTGCTGAACACTGGGAGCCTCCCAGCGGGTCGTGTTCCTTTCGGACCATGACCAACTACAACCGCTCACCATATCTCCCATGGTTTACCTACTCGCTCATGTCTGTTTTTCTCGATAGGCATGTGTGCTCCTGTTTGGTTTGGTTGGGGACTTACGCCCCCGGTGATTGGTTAGCTGTACCTAATCATCAGGTTTCTTTGTGCAGCATACGCAACCAATCGTTGTAGGTTCCGAAGCCTTCCTATTGTCTGCTCGTCTGTGTTCCCTGTATGGTAGTGTCGAC